TTCTGGTTTAATTCTTCCATCCCAATGATCGCTAAAATATTGTTTAGCAGTATCAACATCGGTAATATCTCTATTGAATACCATGCCGCTACCTATACGTGACTGCGTAGGAATTTTCCAAATCCACCCATGATCTACAGCAGGACAGTTTACATATGGTGTGCGTTCTTTTTCAATATCTTCGTACTCAACATGTCCAGCAACAGCAGTATTTGTAAACAATCTTCCTTCACCAAGTAACTCAACTCTGTCTTGTTTTTTTAATATTGAACCAAATCCTGTACAGTCAATAAAGAAGTCGCCTTTGTGTGTTTGACCGTTTGCTAATTTTAATTCAGTAATATATCCTTCTTTATCTCTATTAACATCTACAACTTCACTTTTAATAATATTCATATCTCTTTGACATATTTCTTGTAAACGTTTTACTAATTTTCCGCAATCAATGTGATATGCTAGTGTTGTATACGCATTGTGTATATCAATTTTGTTATCCATATTTGTTTTATAACATGGTAAAGCCAACTCTTGAAAGGTCTCACGCTTGCCTAGATCTGCCCAAACATCATATTGCGTCATTGCTTGGTCAATATATGATTTATTAAGATAGAAAGGATGCCATACAGTATTGCCTGGCTTCTTCCATCCTGGAAAGTTGATACCAGCCTTATACGATCCATCTACTTGTGTAAACCAATCTCTTTCATGTAATCCGCACTCTCTAAGAAAAGAAGGAAAAGTTAACACAGTTGCTTCACCAACACCAATAGGTGTTCCTACTTCTTTATCAATTATTGTTAATGGAACGTCCCACATATTATTTCGAATATATGCGGCCGCTAACCATGCCGCTGAACCGCCGCCAACTATTGTAATGTTTTCGATTTGCTTCATTTTTTATCCTGTTCTAAATAATCAATTAGACTAAAAACTGTTTCAAATTTAGTTTGATTGGTTTTACTTTGTAATGTATTGCGTAATCCCATATGTAATGGTTTAGGCCATCTTCCAAAACTTACCCATGCATATCCGTCATGTTCTTGGTTTAATTGTGGAAGGAATTCGTCTTTTAGTATACACAGATATGTATGAAAACTAAATTTTTCATCTGTACTAATAAAAGTTTCTAATGGAATAGTTTTGATTATGTCTGGTAATTCGCCAACTTCTTCATGTATTTCTCGTTGTAGTGCAGGCCACGGAGCTTCGTCCTTGCCGTTAGTACCGCCTACTAATCCCCATACATGTTTTTGTTTGCTTTGTGTACGATGTAATAATAAAAACCGTTGTGTTTTAAGTGAATAAAACAAGGCACCACTGCATATAATTTCTTGACTCATGCAAGTACTTATTTTAGAGTGACAGGCGCCAGGTGCCTTTTCGGTATTCGCCTTCGAATGAAAGTATCCATTCTGTACCTGTCCATCTATACTGTACACCAGTATTTAGGTTGGTTACGTATTTTGTTGCTGTTCCTGAGTCTGTACTAGCGTCAAATACAATATGCCATGCAGTTCCGTCCCATTCTACAATGTCATTTTCGCCTGCTACGAAGTCTGAATTATCTGCATTTTTCCAGGCGTCTGGACCATCATATCCTGCTTCGCCTACATTAGTACTTGTGTTAATTGCACCTAGTAATAATAGTCTAAGGCCAGGTGTTTTAGCTGTAGTTGGATTATATTTTCCAGGATCAATTATAAAGTCAATTGAGCCAGTATTATTTCTTCCTGACGGACTAGGTAAAGTAGTATTTGTAGGAATTGTGTCTTCATCCCAATCAACAACTAATTGGCTTTCGTCTAGTGTATTAATAGTTACTGATCCGTTAACACTTATACTTGTATCTTCTCCTACTAGTATTTTACGCTGTAATTGTAACTGTGATAATCCTGCTTTATATTCTCCAGGTAACGCTTCGATTAGTTTAGTCCAAGTTACTGTACCTGTTTTTCCTCTATCAATTAACTGTGCAATATTGTTCATAACTACTAACCCGTAGTCCTTATACGTAGCAGTAGTAACTGAAAGGTTTAAAGAATCTCTATTAACACGATCAGTTTGTTTATCCATTGCCGCTCTTTCTGCTGGACTGTCAGAATATGCTTTTAGTTGAGGTGTAGTAATTCCTAATTCAACATTACCGTTTGATTCATCAAATATACTCATTATAACATTTGTTATAATTCCTAATTTCTTAACCTTAGCAGGCATATTAATGTATATAGGTGTTGTAAATGAAAGATTAGCAACATCAATCTCGCTTTCTGTTCCGATAGGAATTGATCTTGAACTAAAGTTCATACTTGTTAACTCTACACTTGTTAAACTACTCCAATCAACATAGTTGTCAGTTGTTTGTATTTCTAAACTAGGATTAAACAACATTAATAGTTGTTCCATAATTTGTAATTTTTGATCTGTGTTAGTTGACCAAATATCTACATTAACATTTAATGTATATGGACTAGGCATTATACGTTCTACTGTATAATTTTTACCTTGTGTGTTTAAATATTCTTTGCCAGTATCATCGTAGGCACGTTCTCTAATATGTACCTTACTAGTAAAAGAACTATCACTAGTACGTGATCTATCTTGCTCTAATCCTGTAATATATACTGACATACGCGGAGCACTAGGTACTTTGTTTTCAGAATTATCTCTTAAAATATGACCAACTTGACGTGTAATATCTCCGTACATTACAGGCACACGGACTATTTTATCGTCTCCGTCCTTATAAGAAAAATTACTGAATAGTCTTACAAGTTGTGTAAGATATCTTCTAATCTGTCCATCATAAAAATGTTGCATTAATTATCTGCCTTGGCTTTCAACGCTTGGCTTAATCCCTGTCTTTCTTTCACAGTATCGCCACCAATTGTCGATTCATTTGTGTTGTTAACAAACGTACCTTTTTGTGTTTGTTTTGTAGTTGTGTTTGTCATGGTCATTCGTACATTATCTTCCATCTTAACCCATCTTGTTCCGTCATATCTAAATAATCTATTAGGCATCATATCGATTCTTAAGAAATAATCACCTTTAGTTTGTGTAAGTGGAAAACTAATTCCACTACCAAATGCTTCGCCATTTGGTGCTATACCATCTCCAATAAGATATCCTGTATATCCTTCACGTTCCGGAGTTTGATTTACTCTATCTGCTAACTCTCCTTGTGTACTTGCATCAAGGTCTGTTGCATCTGTTGTTACTAGTTCTGGTTCACCTCTATCATCAACTTGTAGTGTATATAAATGACTAGTGTCATAACCTGCTTTAGGAGCATCAGCTTCTGCTTGTGAAATAATAGCATCATTAATTTGCATCTCTTGTTCATATGTACTAAGAACATCACGTAATGTTTGTGATGAACCTTCTTCTGCTGGTAAATCAAGTATCTCCTTAAACTCTTGACTATCAACAATTTGTTTCATCTTTACACGATATAAGTGTGGATACCAGGTTGGTGAAAAGCCTTCGCTTGCTCTGTTAACATCTTCAACAACGTAGTAACGTTTTAATGCTACACTAAAATCATTTAATGCATTTTCGTCTTTTAAGTGTGGAAGTTCAACAACATCACCAGACATAATTTTACGTCCTAGTGTTTTTACGCTATAATTAATTGGTATAGTCATAAAAATAATATCATTTTGCAGGAACAAACCAAATTGGCTCATATCAAAATCTACATCAGAGACACTATATATGCCACGCATTGTGTAAATGTCTGGATCATATTTTCGATCTCTGTTTTCCATAAACAGCATGTCTTGGATATTTGTTTCTTTTACAGCATTGTACTGTGGCTGATCAGCCGTAGCACTTGCTTCATCTGGATTCTTAGGACCTAAGTACTTGTGTACAAAGACGTCGGTACCGCCAACGGTAAACATCTCTGTTATAGTCTTATCTAAAAATGAATAATCTTTCCCTCTTTCGGGTTTGTATAAACTGAGTCTCGGCATAACAATAGTATTTATCGTAACGCATAAATACATTGTACGGAGAAGATATATGGCAACAAACATAAACACTAAAAAACAAGAAGTTTACAAGTACGTAGAACTTAGTCTCGGCGGTGGAATGATCGATGTTGAACTTGATCCAGAACACTACGAAAGTGCCCTTAACACAGCATTTACTAAATTTAGACAGCGTAGCGAAAATAGTGTTGAAGAGTCGTATGTTTTTCTTCCTACAGTAATAGATCAAAACGAGTATGTATTACCAAGTGAGGTAATGGAAGTTAGACAAATTTTTCGTAGATCAATAGGATCACGCACAGGCGGCGGCGATGGTGGTACATTGTTTGAACCATTTAATATGGCATACACAAATACATATCTTTTAGCAAGTAGTAATATGGGTGGACTAGCAACTTATAATGCATTTGCAGGATATCAAGAATTAGTAGGTAGAATGTTTGGATCATTTATTGAATTTAAATGGAATAGATCAAATAAGAAACTTACAATTTTACAACGTTCACGTGCAGAAGAAGAACTATTACTAGAATGTTACAACTATAGACCAGACTTTGAATTATTAGATGACTATATGGCTGTACAATGGATTAAAGACTATACACTTGCAAAGTGTAAATATATGCTAGGCGAAGCACGTAGTAAATTTGCTACAGTTGCAGGCCCACAAGGAGGCACATCTTTGAACGGTGATGCCTTAAAAGCTGAAGCACAAGCTGAAATGGAAAAACTTGAACAAGATCTAGCACTAGCAGTAGCTGGCGGCGTAGGTTACGGCTTCACAATCGGTTAAAATAATACTTGACATCTGCTAAATTATAACGTATACTATACATTATAAATTAAGGATTCATTATGATTATTGGAATTTGTGGACTCATCAGTTGCGGTAAAGGCACAGTAGCAGACATTTTAGTTGACGACCACAGCTTTGAAAAGATTAGTTTTGCAGACAAACTTAAAGATGCAGTATCTTTAATGTTTGATTGGCCACGTGACATGCTTGAAGGTGAAACTCCAGATAGTCGTTATTGGCGTGAGCAAGAAGATACATTTTGGACAAAAGAAACAGGACGTAGTGTAACTCCAAGATTAGTATTACAGGAGTTTGGTACTGACTGTATGCGTAACGGATTCTACGACGGTATTTGGGTAAGTTTTGTTAAAAAGACTATTATTGATAATCCTAATAAGAACTTTGTTATTCCTGATGTACGCTTTGAAAACGAAGTAGAAGTTATTAAAAGTATGGGCGGAAAAGTTTGGTGTGTTAAACGTGGACCAGACCCTGTATGGTTTAGACAATATCAAGACTTAGGCATCGAACCAACTGATGTACACCCAAGCGAATGGCGATGGGCAAAAGCATCATTTGAACATAATATATATAATGAAGGAACTATTGCAGATCTTAAAAGTCAGGTAAAAGGTCGCCTTGTTTCCACTTTGCGCCTTGCTTCTGCATCAACCGTTGACAGTTCGCACAGATAGTTTTTAAATTACTACGCAACGTATTATTTAGATCACCATCAACATGATAGACATTAAACTGCTCTTTGTGGTTGCTTTTATAATTACATTTTTCACAAGTATCTAACTGTCTATAACCAGCACGATGCCATTTAGGTATACCCCACATTTTTTTACCGTGATGTAAACAAGTATCACACTGCTTACGATAAAATGTTTTGCCGTTCTTTTTATAGTTTACAGCCGCAGGTCTATATCCGCACTCGCATAAAGGTCTCATATTGTATTTACCTGCCCTTTGTGGTACCTTTTTATGGGGGTTTTGATATATGTTTTTGAAGAAATCATATAAATACTTTTAACAGTTGTTATAACAGGAGAACTTAAATGGCTTTAATATCACCAGGTGTACAAGTTAGCGTAATTGACGAGAGTTTTTACACACCAGCAGAACCAGGTACTACTCCAATGCTTTTTGTTGCTTCAAAGCAAGATAAACAAAACGCGGCAGGAACAGGTACAGCAAGAGGTACTACAAAGGCAAATGCCGGAGTACCATTTTTAATTACATCACAAAGAGATTTATCAGACACGTTCGGAGATCCATACTTCCAAACAGATGCTAGTAACAATCCAGTAAACGGCGGCGAACTAAACGAATACGGTTTGCAAGCGGCATATTCATACTTGGGTGTTAGTAACAGAGCATTTGTTGTAAGAGCAGATGTTGATCTAAACGAACTTAGTCCAAGTGCAAATGCACCAGCGGCAAATCCAGCAAATGGAACATGGTGGTTTGACACAGCATTAACAAAATACGGAATATTTGAGTGGAACGGCAATGCCGTAACTGTTACTGGTGGACAGTCATTCACTAATAAAGTTCCTCTTGTAATTACTTCAAACTCACAACTAGTTGGCGGAAGCAACACAGGCTTACCAAAAGGCGCAGTAGGTGCAGTAGGTGATTATGCAGTAGTAACAACAACTACTACTAACAAAGTATACTACAAAAATAGTTCAGGTACATGGGTAAAAGTAGGATCAGCGGCTTGGGTATCAAGTTGGCCAACAGTAACAGGTACAGCGGCTAACCCAACACTAACAAGTAGTCAAGGTATTTCAATTAATGGATCAACTGTTTCATTAGGCGGATCAGATACTACTGTAGCACAATTTGCGGCGGCAGTAAACAGTGCAAGTATTACAGGTGTTACTGCAAGTGTAGTTGATGGTAAAATTAACTTGTTTGGAGACGGAACAAATACTAAAGATGGTTCAACAGATGATGACGGTGCTATTAGACTAGCGGCAGGTGGTTCAGGTACATTACTTGCAGACTTAGGACTAACAGCAGGTGACTATTTTTCACCAGCATTTGAAATTGCTCCACACACAGCAGTTCCAGGATATAAAACAGCAGATACTAAAACAAGACCTACAGGAAGTGTTTGGTTCAAAATTACTGACGCTAACTTAGGTGTACAAATGAAAGTTAAGCAGTTTAACGGAACTACTAAACTATGGGAAGACAAATCAGCACTAGTATATAAAAACCATGCTGAAGCATTATACAACTTAGATAAAGCACAAGGTGGTTTAGGACTTGCATTAGGTGCATTGTATGTTAAAGCACACACTACTGACGCAGAAAACGAAGAATTTGATTTTGAAATTATGGCAAGAAATAGTTCAACTTCAACTAAAATTACTTCAAGTGTAGTAGCAACACAGTTAAGCAGTCAGTCATATGGTTTCCAAATTGCTGAAAGTATTGTAGGACAAGCGGCTATGAACGGCGGTAAAGCACTTAGTATTACAGCAACAGGTGCGGCAAGTGATGCAGATTTAATTGCTAATGCAATTAACGCGGCAGGATTTGTTAACGTTATTGCAAGTGTAGACGCAAGTAACAGAGTTATTATTGAACATAACGATGGCGGAGAAATCCACATTAAAGATACAAATGGTGCATTAGGCTTAATTGGCTTTGTAGCATTTAACTACACAACAAAAGCAGGTACTGCAAACTTATATGCGGCACCAACAGGTGATGCAACTTATGACTTCCACGCTTCAAACTGGAAGATCTTAACACAAACTGCAAGTGCAAATGCTCCAACAGCATTAACAACTGATGGCGCATTATGGTACAACAGTATTGTTGACGAAGTTGATATTTTAGTACACAACGGTACTACATGGAAAGGTTACCAGAATGTTTATAGTTCAGCTGATCCTTTAGGACCAATTGTTAGTGCAACACAACCAACTACACAACAAGATGGTTCGTCTGCACTAGTTACAGGTGACATTTGGGTATCAACAGCAGACTTAGAAAACTATCCACAAGTACACAAATATAATTCAGACTTAGCAAAATGGATTGCATTAGACGAAGGCGATCAAACATCAGAAGATGGTATTTTGTTTGCTGATGTACGTTATGGTACAAGTGGTGGAACAGCTACAGAATCACCAAGCGGAACTATTCCAGAACTGTTAGTTAGTGATCACTTAGACACTGATGCACCAGATCCTGCACTATATCCAAAAGGTATGTTACTATGGAACTTACGTAGAAGCGGATTTAACGTTAAGAAATTTGTACGTAATCATGTAGATGTAACTACTAACAATATTAGAATGGGTGACGTAAGTATGGCGTCTTACTATCCACACAGATGGATAACTGAATCAGCTAACCAAATTGATGGTTCAGGTAGCTTTGGACGTAAAGCACAACGTAAAGTTATTATTCAAGCTCTACAAGCAATGGTTAATGCTAACCAAGAAATTAGAGATGATGAATCAAGACTGTTTAACGTTATGGCATCACCAGGGTATCCAGAATTGATTAATGAAATGATTGCACTAAACAATGATAGAGGCTTAACGGCATTTATCGTAGGTGACAGTCCATTTAGATTACCAAGTGATGGTACTTCACTTAATAACTGGGGAGCAAATGTTAACTTAGCTGTTGAAGATAATGACAACGGTGCAGTTAGTAGAGATGAATACTTAGGTATGTTCTACCCTAGCTTGTTTACAAGTGATAACGCAGGTAACAACGTTGTTGTTCCACCAAGTCACGGTATTCTAAGAACACTAGCATTGAGCGATCAAGTATCGTTTCCATGGTTTG